TGATAGAACTCCAATTGGTATGGTACAAAAGGAGATTTTATAACTGGATTATTTGGACTTGTAATAATGCTTAAGTCCGGAAATGGTTGACTCATATTCTAAACACTCCTGTTGTTATTCAAATAGGTACGATTAACTTGATGTTGGGCTAAATAGGCTATTACGGTCAGTACATAGTAGTAATCGAATAATTCCATTCCGAAGGGAGGAACTACAAAGAATGAGACTTTCTCATATTATTAAAGCAATCTCACCTGAGCCTTTTGTAGATAATACTGTGTACTACAGTAAAATCTTAGCATTAGGTGCAGTAGTAAAAGATAAAGACTTAGCAGACTCTAAAGAATCTGAAGCATCTATGTATTATGCTGACCTATATATTCAATCTATCGAAGGTAAAGCTCCATATGATGCTTATGAATATAATGACCTTATCTTATCTCGCTGTGAAATAGGTAGAGAATATTGGATGGGTATTAAGAAAGATCCACGACTCATACCATTAAATAAACGTGAAACTTGTCGTAAGTTTGCATCTGAATACTTTGTAAATCACTATGTAGAATATAATGAATACTATCGTATGATTATGGGTAAACCACCATTAGGTATGCCATTCTTATATGTAGATGCTGATTTGCGTAAAGATAATATTGGTGTAGACTTTAGTAAGCCTATGCATGAAATGTCTGAGTTTGAATTGAATATACTAGAAGATCATGGTATAATGGACGATCTACGTTCTAGGTATATTGGACCAGCATATGCTTATCTAAACTATATAGCATCAGGTATTACTGCATATGCTGCACGTAAAGCTGATAACTTTGAGTTATTATACTTACCACGTATAGACCAACAAGTTTTATCTGATAAATTTAAGAATCGTTATATAGTAAATCGTGCTTATACTATGGCAACTGTATATGCAGAAGCTTATAGATTTGATAGTGATTACTATACTAACTTTATTACTATCTTCATTCTATTACAAACTATGATTGATCTTATCTCTGAAACTGGAGAGCATATTATTAAACTAGACGTATTAGATGAGAGATGTATTCGTTATATCTTTGAATGGCATGATGTACCATATTATGATGAGATTCCTTTGAAATATCAAATAGCTATGGTTAAGAATCTTAATAAGCTATTGAAATTCAAATCTACACCAACTTGTATGGTTGATATATGCTCTTTATTTGGGTTTGATGATATTAGAATCTTTAAATATTATCTTCTTAAAGACAGAAAGTCTGATCCTGATACTGGTGACTATGTATTTAACTATAAATACAAAACTTACTTAGATACCGAAGAGGTTATGGATACTGCTACAAGCACTATGCCTATAACTGACCATAATAATATCCCTATACCTTATCCTAATAACGATACTGAGTTCTTAGACAAGGGTAATTATATACATCTATATGCTGATGACTTACTAATACCACCATCTGAGTATAATGTAATCGATCATAAGATAGTATTTGAAAATGAGCATTATCTTGATGGTAAGACTACACTTAAGTTTGACTTCTTAAGCAATAAGACTCCAGATATTCCAGCTAATATTAACGATTATACTATTAAGACTGAGTCTAAGTTCATCACTATAGTAGATAACTCAACAAGAGAAGTTCCTATAGAGTTCCCTGTAGATAAAGATACTTACTTTGAAAAGGGATTTGGTTTAAGATTGTCTGTTGGTTCTACATTTATAGACCCAACACGATACAGATTTAATGATGATTTTACTAAAATTATCTTTACTGATGATATAGATTGGAATATTAGTGATACTAATGCCAATAGAGAGCTTATAGCTCTATTCATCTATTCTGATAAATACAAGTTTAAGTTTAAAACTATTCAAACTAAAGCCAAAGATACATCTAATACTATCATTACCGAAGTCCCAGAAGATATTGACTATGTAGACCATGGTGTATACTTTGCTGATACCGCATCAGTATATCTTCAAAAAGATAGATATTTCTCTACATTGACATCTGATGGTAAACTTAATATCACTAATATAGATAATGATGATAAGTTTATTAAAGATCGTGTAGTCAATACTAACTTTATATATTCTAATACTAGACCAGTAGCATTACATACAGAAACACAAACTATAACTGTAACTACACCGGGTGAAACTAAGTATGAACTAAATTTCCCATTTGCTGGATATATAGATAATAATAACGTCATCGAAGTATATGTAAATGGAGACCCATTAGCATTTACTGAGTATACTATTCTTAAGAATACTCTCCATATTAATAAACAAAACTTATTAATGCGTAAGGGTATTACTATAGAAGTGATATATACATATCCAGAAGACCAAACTATAACTAATAAGAAAGTTAAAACCGTTGCAGTTGATAATAATAAACAAAGTGTATTAGCTCTTGAGTATCCATATGATGGATATATACCTAAGAAGAATAAGATTATTCTACTAGTTAATGGTAGACGTCTAGAAGAATCTAGATTTAGATATACTAATACTGGTATAGAGATTACTGATACTAAGTTCTTATTGAATATAGCTGATAATGTCGTATGCTATTACTATGATTACCCAGAGAATGAGTTTTCTATCAATATAGAAGACCAATTTATAACTACCCCTATTGAGGGTACTAATAAATTCCAAATTATATTTCCATTCTTTAACTATATGAAATCTCATAATAGCTTATTTGTAACTATTGGTAGTACACTAGTATCACCAGAACGCTATAAAATCAGTGGTGATATCTTTGAATTCACTGATGGTACAGTTATTGATTCTACCAGAGGATTCAATATCACTTTCGTCTATAATACTATATTCAGGAAGTATAATAAGTACATCAAATCTGAGATGGTAATGGCTGATATAGCAGATGATGCTACAGGTATTACTATTCCATTCCCATTTGATGGATATTTAGAATCTCCTAATAATAATCGTATGATGATGGTTATGGATGATGGATATGTATTAGTTAAGAATGACTATGAAATCATTAATGGTAAAATCTTCTTAACTGATAAAGCTAAGATGGCAAAACATGGTTCTAAAATCAAGTTTATCTTTAACTATATCAATACGATTCCCCTGACCTTGGAAGAGAGTGCCTACATCGACGGAGCGAATCTTTATCAGTGCTATTTTTATATTATTTTACCGCTGCTCAGACCGGTTCTCACGACTGTTTTGGTTTTGGACGCACTCTCGACCTGGAATGATGTCATTACGAACCAGTTGATTGTAGGGACGAAGATGAGTTCCATCAATATACAGAATGCGCTCTATATGTTTTTCTCCGTGCAGAGTTCGGACTGGTCGCACGCTCTTCCCGGAACGATGATGAGCATTCTTCCCAGTCTCCTCTTCTTCCCCATCTGACCCTGACCCACGATGGGATCCTTTTAGAACTCGGCCAAGTTCA